AGGAAATTGAGAAGAGAGATGCGGAGGTTAATCCTTGGGCTGCGGCTGTGGTGGCCGAATTGCATGTTACTGATAAGTCTGCCACTATGACTTTTGATCAGTTGTTGCATAAAGTGGAATCAAATTTGTGTCATGGAGTATTCGTAGAGAATGGCTTCCAACAGAAATGTGATATTTTGGCCCTTGGGGGCAATACATTCATGATGCCTTTACATGTATTTAAGAATCGTACCGACATGCGAGCACTTATTACACGTAGAAATCCATTAGAATTGAATTCTACTTTCAGAGCTATTGTTAGTACAAATTACATGATTCCTATTCCAGGAAAAGATGTGTGTTTGGTTAATATAGCTTCTGGTGGCGTTTTTGCTGATATCCGCCATTTGTTCCCCGACAAAATCTCAGCCTCTGGATCCGGCCATTTCCTCTACAAGAATGGAGATGGTTCTATGAGATCTGATTCTATTCGGATTTCGTATACCAAGGATTCAAAATCTGGCGGACCAGGTTATGATTATAATCTCCCGTATGACACTTTTACTGGATTATGTATGGGTGTTGTGGTCGCCAATTTTGCACGAAAATGTATAGCTGGTGTACATTTACGTGGTATTCCAGATTCGCCTAAAGGGAAAGCTTTAACAGTTACCCAACAGGAGATTCAGGAAGTTTGGGATCAAGCACATAAGAAATGGAAAGGTGCTTTCCCCTCCACTGTTAATGGAGATTTTCCTATTACTCGTTATGAAAAGCAAGTTTTAGTTACACAGGATATTCACGCAAAGTCTCCTATTAACTATTTACCTGTCGGTAGTAATGTCGAGTTTTTAGGTCAAGATGGTAATCGAGTTACGCATACTAAGAGCAAGGTTAGGAAAACTCCCATCTCAGATACCGTTGCCGAAGTTACCGGAGTACTAAACCAATATGGTCCTCCCAAATTTCATAGAACTAGAATGTGGCAAGCATCTCTAGCATATTCGGCCAATCCTAGTGCGGGGATTGAAGGTAGTCTCGTTGAAGCTGCTTATGAGGACTATGTTGATGGTCTTGTAGACATGTTTAAGCGTGATAATTTCAAGGAGTGGATTAAATCAGAATTAACTCCTTTGAATGCCATGGAAACTCTATGTGGCAAGGATGGCAAGCGTTTTATCGATGCTATGCCTAAAGGAACCTCTAAGGGTTATCCTTTATCTGGCCCCAAGAGAGACATGATTGAATTGTTAGATCCGGTGGATTTCCCGGATTTTCAATGCCCAGCTGTAACTCATCCTATGATTGTGGGTGAGATGGAACAAATGGAGAAACTTTTGCTTAATGGTGAGAGATGTTACTCTATTTTTAAGGCATGTGTCAAAGATGAACCTACCAAGCTGACCAAAGATAAAGTCAGGGTTTTTCAAGCTGCTGATTGGGCTACGCAATTAATGGTCCGTAAATACTTTCTACCCATTGCTCGCGTTCTTTCACTATTTCCACTCGATTCTGAGTGCGCAGTAGGTGTAAATGCCCAGGGTCCCGAATGGGATCAATTGGCAAAGCACATGAAGAAACACGGTGCGGATCGTATTTTGGCTGGAGATTATAGTAAATATGATCTTCGTATGCCGGCACAACTTATCAATGCCAG